CCGCATTGTTTGCAGAGGTATGTTGTGATCTCACCCAGACCGCCGCAAATCTCACAAGATATCGGCTCCGCATTTGGTCCGATACCGTCATACCATCCTCCGCGACCGTCACACACTTCGCACTTCATCGTCCCATCTCCTCCCGTTCCATCCGTTCGATCTCACGCTTCAACCAGCGCATCTTCCGTATGACCCATCCTTGCGCTCGCCATATCCATTGACCGAAGGTCATGATAGACCACCATCCCGCGCCCCGGAGAGAATTTCGTCAATTTCATCGAACGCCTTTTTCTCCATTTCAGGTTCAATGTTCTGGCCGATATATACGAAATATTTGATCCAGCCTTTAGCCTTAGCCAACGCTACCTTCAACCGCTGGACTTCGCCGTTAGCGTCAAATGCGCCGGATTGGATAGCGTGCTCAAGATTCTGCAACGCACGTATTGCCCCGCCGTGAAACTCCTTCATGTACCTTGTCATTACTGCATCCCGTTGCCACTCTGTTATGCCAATTTCGCGTCGAATGTGTTCCAACACCGCTTTCTTGCTCAGGTATTCAGTCATTCCGATTCGTCCCCTTTCTCGGCGGTTCCAGAAAACCTTCCCGAACCGGTCTCGCTGCTGACTCGGCGGCTGGTGCGTATCGTGCGATGGGTTTCATCTATCTCAATCATCTCCTGTAAAATATTTCCTTGTTACAGATGTTACAGATAAATAATAAATATATATTTATATTATTTGCGCGTGTGTGTACGTCTGATAGATTCCTATATAAGAAGTTGAAAACATCTGTAACATCTGTAACAAATCCTTAAAATCCCTTGTGTATCAATGAGTCTAGCTGTTACAGATGTTCAAAAATCATCTGTAACGATCCGTAACATCTGTAACACCCCATAAATGTATATTTATACATTAATTTTGTATAAATATACGATTCAGTTTTCCATCTACCCGGATCACTTTTGTTTCCATTCCGAGCTTCCTACACACCTCCCTGCTGAATTGTATTTGACTGAGCGGACGAAGTCCGTTTTGATGACACCAGGCGTTGTATTTGAGATAGACATCTTTTGTCGGCTCGTTTTCGATCTTTCCGCCATCCTCGATGAACGCGAGTACGGGATTATTGATCGATTCATAGAGCTGCATTTCTTGTCGTACCACTTCCGGCATCGTAAATTGCTTCCGCTGCAGGACACGTTTCAGGCCGGTCAGACCGAGATTGAGTAAATATGACATTGCGCGATCCGTAAGCAACTTGTCCTTGATGAACGGATCAAAATCCGGGTCCTGGGCCGTGAATTTCGCGTTGAATGGGATGATAATCAATCGACTGATCAGGCCGTCCGTTCGATCGTTGATCCGCGGCATTTCGTTCGCGCTGAAGATGAGTTTTCCATAATTGTTGAACTCGAACGGATCTTTGCCTTTACGCTCCGCGTTCACGGTTTCCCCGGTCACCAGTTTTTTGAAGACGGCATTCGACTGAATATACTCGCTGTCGATGTCGTCTCCGATATTCGCGAGCTTCCCGAAAATTTCAGCCGTTTTGAAGCGGTGCCCGAGTTCTTCGAGTGCCAGCGAGCTGTAATTGTCCGGACCGAGAAAATGTTTGATCATATCGAGCAGCGTCGACTTCCCGTTTTGCCCGGTCCCTGTCAGGATGAACGCTTTCCGCAGCTCGTTACGCCTGAACAGGAGATACCCGATCATCTCTTCCAGCAATGCTCTGACCTCTTTGTCGCCGCAGCTGATCTTATTCAGCGTTTGATCGGTCGTTTTGTCGTAAGCATCCGGATCAAATGTAACCGGGATCCGGTTTTTGATGATGATGTCCGGGCTAAAGTCGATGATTTTATCGGAGCTCAGATCATAGATGCCGTTCTCAAGCGCGATGAGATTCGCCGGCGCCGGATCTTGATTTTCCGCGATGATATCGAGATAGGCGAGTGTCTCGCGCCGCTTCGCCTGATTCAGCTGCGGCAGATGCTTGATCATCACGGCTTCAATGTCCTGAACTCGATCGCTGTACACACCGTCTTTGAATACATGCAGCACGTTGTCGATTTTGATGATGTGATTCTCCCGCATGATATATTGAGCAAACCGGTCATGCAGAAATGTTGAGCCCTTGAAAAACGACTGTTTCTTGAACGCTTCATCCCGCAGGATGGTATTGATTTCGCGCTCCGGAAGCGGATCCGGGAGAATATATTTGTTGATCAGATGGATCGTCTCCCGAATCTCTTCCTTCGTGAATCCGGCGCCCTGGAGTGTCAGGATATAATTGAAGAGAGACTGATTGCGGCCGTCCCCTTCACCAAGTTTTGAAAAATCCGTGTTGTGTTTGATCGGCATGAGCCAGAACGGCAGCGTATCAACTTGTTCAGATCTCCGAATCCAGGGCCGTTTCACGCCGTTATGCTTGAGCACTTGATAGGAATTGCGGGTTCCGAGCTTAATGTCGACGGTAATTCCGATCGCGGTGTTCGTCTTGGTTTTATTGCTGGGCAGGTCCGGATCCCGGAACAGGAAGTGTTTCCCGCGGCCGGTTTCAACGACACAGCATTGAATGTTGAGATCATCGACCATTCGCAAAACGATTTCTGATTTTTCGAAATCGTCCACATCGACAAGAAGAACGCCTGGCGCCAAAACCCCCGCATATCCGGCGTACCGCCGTACCGTGTTGAAAGTTGAGAGATCGTCTCTGTCTTTGAATTTTTCAATCGCCTCTTTATCTTTCAACTGGATGAATCCGCGGTATAAATATTCATAAATGTCGTCGTTCACGGTTTCACCCCTTCACGGGAATTTGTCCTGAAATACCCCATTTTTACATGTCTGAATTGCGCAGTTTTGGGTCGATTTCTGCGCAATCTTGCGCACTTTTCGGGGGTATTTTGCGCAATTCAGACATACAGAAATTGTCAATTCACCTTTCTTGTCAGCTCCCACAGCACACCGATATCCCGAAATTCCCGCCGCTTGAAGTCAAATCCCATCCGCTCGAGCTTCCCACGGACGCCCAGGGCGCTTTTTCCGAGCTCCCGCGCGATGGTCTCACAGGCGTATCCTTGCTGGGCCATAATCGCCAGTTTGCGAATTTCTTCCGGCGTGTATTTGATGTGGTTTTCCAGGCGTTCTGGACGCAATTTGATTCCCAAATCGTAGAGCCGACGCTTGATTGCACCTTCCGATCGGTTGAAATGGGCGGCTAATTTGGGATAGGTCATACCAGACATTCGCACCATCTGCTTCAGTTGTTGATCTTCGGATGGCGTCCAGGGAACAGCACGTTTCGTCTTTTGCGAACGCATCATGTCGGCTCTCCGCTTTTCAACCATCCATTCTGGCTCGGGCCCAAGCGTGCCCGGCTCCATCTTGGAGAAGTTGAGCAGTTCCTTGTGCTGCTCGGCCCACTCCCAAAAATCGTCAAAGGTGATTACTTTCACGCGGGCAGACTTCGCAAAAACCTTCCTTTTGACCGGCATTCCGTATTTCCGGATCCAAGTATTCACCGCCGAATAGCTTTTATCCAGCGCCTTCATCAACTGACTGACGGTTATTCCGTCATAAGAAAACCGAGCATCGCCAAGGCCGCATCGTTGGGCTTTGAGTTTTACTGCTTCAATCGATTTCCCAAGATTCTTGGAAATTGTTTTGATGCTGACTTTTCCCCAGCTCGCCTGCAGATAATCGATTTCCTCTTTCGTCCAGTTCTTTGTTCCGGGTCGTTTGCCAGGCATGCGAATCCCCCCTCTAAAACAGAAATTCCACTTGTTCTGCATCGTCAGACTCACCCAAGAAATCCGTGATCCGTTTCCGGGCCGTTTCGATATACCAGTTCTTGTCCAGTTTTCGCGGAATTCGCGCTTCCCGGATATCGCCGTTTTCGATAAAACACCGCTCCGGAGTGCCGGCAATTTTCTCCGGCCGTTCAGCATCGGATTTTACCTTGTAAACGCCTGGATCAAGATGCGAGCGGGAAGCGAACACCCTCAGCACTTTTTCCGAGAGTCGTCTGTTACCGTGCAGCGCGTAACCGTACTTCTCGCTGACCTTGACGACCTTCTGGAACTCGATCAGGCGGTTACAGTTTTGGATCGTTTCCGCCGGATCCGTACCGTGAACAAAATACTCCACAACCGCTTTGTTCACGATTGGCAGATCATAGTCAAGACGGTCCAGCTTCTTCACGTAGGCGCCTTTTGACTTGTAACTGCCGTCCTTCTTCACGATGATGTAATTGTTCACGTCTTTTTGGTAGATTCGTGAGAATACTTCAAACTCCAATACCATCCGCGTGCGGGCCTGCCATTCTGCACAGAGCTCATGCACAATTTCGACGTTCTCACGTTTCGGGATCCGAACGATCAGTCCGTCTGTGTTGGACTGGATCAGCTCGACCACGGGCTCCAGTTGTTCGATCAGATCCAGAAGCAGGAGTTGACCGCCGACGCATACGTTGTTGGCCTGAAGCGGATCATAGAGCGGGTTATATTTGTCTTTCATGGTGCCATAGACGCTGTTGATCACAATTTTCAGCGGATTCGCGAGCGGATTTTTCTCGGCTTTGTAGCGCAGCCGCTCGTCCCGGATTTGCCGGAATTTGTTCGGATCCGCGACGTTCCGACTTAGGAAACCATACTCAATCATCAGGGCCGGGTAATAACTGGCCACATCAACCGAGAGAAACACACCTTCTCCCTGATAGTTGTTCCGGGCACCGTGCAGGCCGCCCCAAGCGAATGTATGCGGCACGCCGGCGACCTCCACGTTCAGTATTTTTTCATAGTCCCGGTTCTCTGGAGCCAAGTACCAGTCCACGATGTGTTGATACTTTTCAATCCGCAGCGTGTCAGGCAGCCGGATGTCGAACTCGTCATGACGCTCTTGCTTGCGGGCATCCAGAATCACCGCGGCCAGCTGAGCTTTGGTTTTGGACAAATATGACAGCGGTAGTTTGAACATTTTGATGAGTGCCATGTGAGATTCAAACTCTTTGATCCGCTCAATGAACACATTCATCGTTTGTTCGACGTCGTGCCGGCAATACGCGAGAACTTCGGTGATTTCCTTGTCGGTGAGTTTTCGGTCAATATCAAATGGCACCGAGGTTTCCCGAATGTTGGACCCCATGAAGCCTTCGAGCTGCTTCAAACCTTTGCTTTTGTCTGTCATCACGTCGAAGTGGTAGAGCTGAATCTTCTGGAACATATTGCTGTAGGTCCAGCCCGCTTGTTTTTGGTTGATGATGTAGTCCGAAACTTTCCAAGGATCGAAGCCGCAAAGAACGGCTTTCAGGATATACTGGTCATAATGCCGGCAGTTGTACCCGACCCAGATGTCGTTTTTGTGGTCTTCATAAAACTGTTTCAACCGGTCCGGATCATTCACAATTTCGGTTGTGGTTTTGGAATCGGTGTCCATAAATACGAACATCCAGTCGAAACGAAAGACCTCAGCATCGAAGAAAATCATCCGCACTCACCAAACTCAAATCGAGCAGATAATGCTTTTTCGTATGCCCGTATGATGGCCGGATGGTCGTTATCAGCAGGGCTTCCACATAATTCGCAAACGCAATAATTTTGTTCCGCGAATTCATATTTGACGGCGCCGCAGGAGTAACATTTCATGAAAACCATTGGCAGATCGATACCAACTCCACCATTGTGCCAGGAGACTTCCAAAAATTCGTTTTCGTCGCCGTAAGGTCCAAATGGTTTCATTCCTTCGTCCAACATGGCAGCATGCTCACCGGGTTTCAGTAAACGGGCCAATTTCTCGATTTCAAGATCGGTTGCTTGATGGCCTTTGATTTCAACAAACATGCCGCGGCGGCCAAAACGATCATGAAGGTTTTCAACCCAAAAGTCCGGTAAATAATAACCCAAATTCCCTAGGTCGTAACCTTCCTTTTCGTACTCCCATTTCAGACCAAGATTGTCGAAAAACACGGCCCATCGGGCCTCCAGCCGGCTCCGAAAACGATATCCCCTATATCGGGTTTCAATTGGCTTGATGTCCATTGACTTCCTCCATTTTTGAAAGAGGGGACCCGTGTCCGAATCCCCTCTTCCCGTTTTACTGCGCGTCGAACACTTCGACGATTTTGTAGGTTTTGTACCCTCTGCTGTTTTCGCCGTACTCGAGCGCGTATTCCAGCTTTCCGTCGATCGCTTCGTGGATGTCCAAAAGCAACTCGTGGTATTGTTTGAAGTTTTCGAACTGGACATCAATTCCGCTGTCCAGGCTGCGCAGGAATTCGTTGGCGTTGTGAATTCCGAAGCCGGTATGCAGCACTTGGTTGTAGAAGATATACGAGCCTTTGTACTCGCCGTCCAGGATCTGCATCCAGCAGCTCATTTTCGGCTTTCCGTCCTTGGTTTCAGCGAGTTCCAGCTTCGTGATTTTTACTTCATATTTTCCGACCGGGACTTCCCGGTACTCCCCGCCGCCGTTTTCCGCAGCAGCTTTGACATCTTCTTTCAGTGCTTTCGTGTCGATCGCTTGGTCGAATTTTTCCCAAATGGATTGAGTCATGGTTGATCAGTTCTCCTTTTTGAATTTTTTATTGATTAGGCGCGACGACGGCGCGGGCGGGAAGCTTGTTCTTCGGCTTCCGATTGTTGGGTGTCAACCGGTGCCGAATCCCGAACGGCATCATTAGCCGGAGTTTCCGTTTCGGTTTTTTCGGACTCAGCTGTTTCAACCTTTGCCGCGGCTTTTCCTTTCTGCGCAGCCGTCAGCGTTTTGACGAATTCGTCCCGGTTCAGCGGAATCCGGTCAACTCCGAAATTGTATCGGCTGCCACCGAAAATGTACGGTGAGGTTTTGAAGCTCAGATACCGTTCATCACCGTCAGCCACGACCATGGCCGTCAAGTCGACGGTGCCGGCCAGGACATTGGCCACTTTGTCATTGATGTTAGGCTTGAACGTAGTGATCTTGGCGCCGTTTTTCTGCGTGATCTCTGACACGGCGAGCTTGCTGATATACACCAGCTGGTAGCCGCAGTTTTTCAGCCGTTTCATGTTGGAAAGAAACTCTGTCCGAACCATGTCGTAACCTTTGCCGTAGCCGGCATCATGTTCGTGCTCGATACCGAGTTTGTCATACATGTACAGCCGGCAGTGCTCCCAGAGATCTTCCACCAGGTCGACCACGACCGTTTTGAAGTCATTTTGCTTTTTCTCCAGCTCCGTGATCACGTCGAGGAAGTTTTTCCAAGCGAAAATTCGCGTTGTCAGCCGACCTTCAACTTTCACCGTGTCCATGATCCGGACGACTGGCGAACTGATGTGATCGATGTTGCCGTCCGTGTTGATCATGAGTACATCGTCGAAAGAGTCCATGAATACGGTTTTTCCGGAGTAGCTGTCTCCATACAGCCACATGTCGGGCGTCGTGTTGATTGTCACAGGCCGGCGTTCATTTTTGGGCAGAATCATATAGTCAATCTCCTCCAAACAAAAATTTTTATATTCACACCAGTCACACAGTTTTGTGACATTTTTCGGGTATTGCAGTGCGGCTTCGATGTTTTCAATGTCTGCGAAGTATTCCTGGACTTTGGATTCGTCGTATTCAACTCGAATTAGCTGAATCTCAGTTTCTCGGACCGCTGCTTTGATTCGCTCGCGGAAATGGTATAAGCTTTCTCCTTCCCGCTGACGCAATTTGGCGTATCTCCCGGACGTTGTGATTTTCGGGATAAAGATGAATCCAAGACGATTCACCTTAAACCCGGCACGTTCCAAATACCATTTGTAAATGTGCAGTTGTCCGGATTCCAGATAACGATCGACGTTATTTGAATATTTGAAGTCCAAGACATCCACAGTCCCGTCACCATTGTCGATAATCAAATCAACGATTCCGGTGAACTCTGGAAAATCAATTTTGTATTCGTGATGCAGGATGTTGACCCCGTCCAGCAGCACTTTCACCTTTTGAAGTACGATTTCCAGCTTGATGGCTTCGTTGATTTGCTCATCCGTAATGACATAGAACTGGCTGAAATAATGATCCAGCATTGTTCTGGTGTCTTTTTCGATGCCGAGATGAATTGCGTTCCCGACAATCAGTGCGCTGTCGGCGGTTTGGTCCGGGACCGTCTTGAGCTTGTCGATGTACTGGAACTTAAACCGGCGCCGGCATTGCTTGAAGGTGGATACTCGGGAATAGCTATATTGCACCGTTTCACCTCCCGTATGAATTTTTGGAAAGTTGGGAAATCAGCCGGCCGGAGCACCAAACCCATTCCTCCGGACTCATGGATTTTGTCCAGGTTGAATTCCTGCAGTTTCGATACCCGACCTGTTTCGGTTTTGAGCTCAATCGCGATGAAAATGCCGTTCACGCAAGCGATGATGTCCGGGACGCCAGCGCGAGTGAATCGGCCGCCGCCCCAATACTTGATGAAGTAAATGCCCTGGCTCCGCAGAAAATCTAAAACTCTGCTTTGAAACTGCGATTCTCTCATTTCAGCTTGAATCTTACGTGAGCTTTCACGACGGACGGGCTCTGATAGAGTTCATACGTTTCCGGATGATCCTTTTTGAACTTGGCGCTATCGAACCGGTGTGTCACCGTTTCATCCACGTATGTGATGGTAAAATCGTCGGTGTCGATCTTCTTGATGTCGTTTCGGGCCATCACTTCGCGCAGCTGTTCTTTCAGCAGTTCGCGCTGTTCGCTCAGCTTTTGGAAACGAACTTCCAAGCCGTGCAATTTCTTGATCACCGCTTGCGCCCTTCGGTCAACGAGCTGTAACTGTTGTTCAGGCATCGTATACCTCCTCAAACAATTTGTCCGTGAAGTCTTTGCGTTGCTTCAGCGTTTCGTAAATCTGCTCTTCGATGCTTCCCTTGGTGACCAGGTACCAATAAAAACACGTCCTGGACTGGCCGATTCGTCTGGTCCGCCGTTGCGACTGCTCGAACAAAATGCTTTCCAGCGGCGGGGAAAAATAGATGATCTTGTTGGCCAGCTGCAGATTGAGCCCGAGAGCTCCGGATTGATATTGTAAGAGCGTGACCGATTCCTCCTGCTCCTGAAAAGCAGTCAAGTCTTTCTCGTCTCCGTTGACTGTACTGATCGGTTTTCCAAGCTCTTCGCAAATCTTGCGGATCCGTTCGTACTCCGCACGAAAATTATAAAAGACGAGCACTCTGTCACCGGTGGATTCGAGCAAATCCTGCAGCGCTTCATATTTCCCCGGATTGTACAAACCGGCTAGCTGGCGGAGATAAAGCATTTTGGTAAGAGCTGTGTCTCCAATAAGCGTCTTCCCGTCGATCTCTATGATGCGTTCGCGCTTGAATCGGCTGTATTCTTTCGTGTTTCGGACGCTGACCACGGTGTCCACTTTCTCTGGAAGCTCGATGCCCGCGTCTTCATCGGTCATGAATACTGCGCCATATTCTCGTAGTTTGGATTTGAGCCGGTCGACGTTCTTGTAACCGGTGATGACCTGTGTCTTGTGCCCTCCCGGGTCCTCAATCCATTCGGTTTCAATATACTGCTTCCAGAAAAGGTCCTTTGAAATTTTCCAGCCAAGCAGGTTTGCTTGCGTCCAAAGCTGCTCATATTTCCCGCCTGTCGGCGTGCCGGACAGCAGAATCACATTGGTCGTCCGGAGTTTCATGATGAATTTGGTACGCTTCGCTGACTCGTTGGCGATGTAGCTGGACTCATCCAGGATCAGCGTGTAGTTCATGAGTTTGAGCAGCTCCGGCCGGCGCCAAACTTTGTCGTAATTGATGACCAGGACACACTTATCAGGCAGTTGATCGACCTTCTGTGAGTCGAACACGATCACCGGGTAGTCGTAGTAGGTTTCGAAGTGCTTGACCCAGTCATCGATCTTCGACTTCTGGCAAATGACCAGGGCGATTGGATAACCGAGCTGTCGATGTTTTTCGCCGGCGATGAAGGTTTTCCCAAGTCCCATCGATGCGTAATAGGCCACGCGGGACTTGTCTTTGGTTTGTTCAAGCAGTTGGACTTGGTGCGGGAGGAGTTGGACTTTACTTTTCAATGCGGCTGACACCCCGTTGCTCCAGCTGCTCCTGCAGGATGTTCAACTCGTTGCGCAGCCGGTCGACCTCGGCCTCCGCCTCCAGCGCCCGCCGGATTGCATACGGCCAGCCGGTGCGGGCTTCGGCGATGAATCGGGCGTCTGAATCAGTCAAGCAATCCGCAATCATAGAGTGGTTGGCGCGTACTTCTCGCCAAAGGTCATGCTCCTTATGATCCATCCACGGCCCCGGCGTGGCCGCCTCGCAGATTGCGAGGTCGACCTCAAGGTCCCGGGCCGGTGTGGTGATGTTCGGCATGTCTCAATCCCTCCCCGAAATAGCGCTGAGTCAATATCGCGGCAGCCGCCTCATGATGCCGCCGCCGCGCCTCATACACCTTCGAGGCGATCAACTGGTTAAGCCGGGCGCGCGTCTCGTCCCGGCACCGGGCCGCCTGCTCCAGCAGCGCGCTGCCGATGATGGCGGCCTCCTGTCCGTCGAGCTCGAGGGTGATTTTGGGCTTGAGCTGCGGCATGGCGGTCAGTCCTCCGCTCGGTATTTGGTTTCAACGTCTCTCCAGTTCCGCGCCACATTCTTGAGCAGTTCCTTGTCGCGCTCTTCGCGCTCCACGATCTCATCGAGGAGATTCGGATCACGGAATTCGTAGACGTGCTCGCGGATGAGCTCATCGATTACTTCCGGGCGAAGGGCATCGAGCTCCCAACTTTCGTAGCCATGTCGGCTGATATAGTCCCTTGCGCGGCTGTCGGACAGTTTCGCCGGGTTCGGCGGCGGGCTGTATTCCTCGATTTGATCCATGTTCAGAGCAATCCGCCGGAAAGTCGGATATGCTTCGAAGAGATTCAGCCGCTCCTCGATATCCCGGCTCATGTCGATGCCGCTCGGGTCGTGGTCGCCCAGGTGGAGGACGACGATCTCCTTCCCGTCGTCGGCCTTGTCGCGCAACCGCTGAGCAGCGGTCCACATTTCGGACTGGCTGACGTATCCACGGCACGAGAAGTAGGGCACGTCCAGTTCTTCGCAGGTCTTACCGACAACGTCGACAAGCGCGTCTTTCTCAACCCAAACCTCGACATAATAATCCTGGTCAGCCCAACGATCGTAAAAGAGCTGATTTGCAGCCGCCCATACGATCTCAGAGGGACCAGCCCAGTGGCTGTTCTTCCGAATGTACCGCGTGCGATCAACGATCGCTTCCCAGCTGATAAGGCCGGCAAGGCGTGCGTCATTGATCAAATTGCCGAGATTTTTATAACTGCGCTCGTTGTTCGGGATGATGTCTCTGGCGACCAGCTGGTAATAGACTTGTCGCAACGTGAGCGAATAGCCCATGCGCTGGTATTCGTCGATGATGCCGTTTACCTGTTCAATCAGCGCCAGACTGTCAGGCCGGAAATTGATCTCCCGATAACAGATTTTCAAGACTTCCACCCCTTGTACCGGTTAATTGACGGTCATCCTTCCGACGGGATGCCGGGGATCGTGATGCCGAGCATTTTGAGTGTGAATCTGACGCCGGAACGCTCGCCCAATACAAATTCCCGGTCAAAGGCGTCCTCCTGCGTGTTGGGGTCGAGATTTGCGTAATATTGGGTGATTTTTTCTTGCATCTCCGGCGTGATGGTGACCGTGATCGGCTCCAGTTCGACTTCGTAGCCGTAGCGGAGGGCGTCGGCCAGAAGGAAGATGTTCCCCGAACCTACGAAATCATACAGAACACCCCATGGTCCGCTATCAAATTTGTTAGGTGCATGTGCTGAGTTCCACACAATGAATTGTCTATCTTTATCAAGATCAGGTTCGTCCTTCAAAATCTTCTCCAACGCCTCCGCCACTTCTCGCGGCAGCTTGACTTTGTCCGCCATCAGTCGCTCGCCTCCCATCCGACGATCTGGACGCCGATGATGCAATCCGCGATGTCGTCGAAATCGATTTGCAACTCGTCGCCGGACGCATTGAAAAGTCTGTAATACTTCACATATCCGGCTTCCGTGCCGCTGCTGATTGGTACGACGTGTCTATGATTCTGCCCAAGGCTCATATCCGGCTGAAAATCGCCGTCAACAAGGGAAACCAATGCGGAGTCGATAACCGAGGCGCCTATCACGTTGCCCTTAACCTGGACGATAATCATCCCTTTGTAATCGCTCCACTGGAGCGATATCTCGACCGTGTGCGTACCATGGCGCGGGTATGCGCCGTCTCCCATATAGTTGTTCATGTCTTCCCCTTCCCGCCCCACCTGTGGTATGATGGGACTGAATCCTGATTCATTTGTCCACCGTTGCCGCGGTGGACGCTGGCCGCTCTCATTGGGCGGTTTTTTCTTTTGCTACCTTCTGGGCGTGCGCCCGATCGCAATCCTCGACCGTCAGCAGCTCGCGCGTGATGTTCGGCCGGCGGTCGCCGTCGCAGACTACCGTGACCATGCGGTGCGTGTCGCTCATGATGCAGTGTCACCTCCTTTCAAGCGTGCTGCTGTCCGCTCAAGCTGCTTCCGGTACACCCGCCGAGCTGCCGGCGACTGAGCGCAGCACATCAGCTGCATCAGGTTGCCACAGGTGCGGATTCTCTGGGCTCTGGTCATGATCTGGTCACCTCCTCGCAAATATCCATTTGTGTACGATTTCTCGCTTCGCTTTGGCCAGCCGCCCACTCTCGCTTTTCGTCATGACCGGCGTCGTGGCGGCCGTCATTGGGTCCAATCCGAGCGTATTGATCCGTTTCCAGAGCGTCGTGTACTTGACTCCGTTTTGATCGGCGAGATCGATAATATCGGCGGGAATCTTTCGTCGGGCATCGTGTGCCCGTCTGACGCGCTCCGCTCGATCCGCGACCGGCTCCGTCGCTGCGCGCTCCGGCGCCCAGCCGATGTGTACGCGCCAATAAAAGGTTGAGCGTGGTATCCCGTTCTGACGAGCGAGCTCAACGATTTCGCGCGGGATTTTCGACCACTTCCTCGGCGGCTTGGTCATGGCGAGCTCTTTCGGCCACCCATATTTGCGGATACGGGTTTCGAGCAGATTACGCGATATGCCATTTGCCGCGGCCGTCTCGTACTCTTCCGGCGTGATATACCAGTCGTATGGGTTGCGCACGGCCATTACCCCGCAACCCTCTGCTGTCTCAACGCCCGGATCGCCGCCGACACCCTGAGCTCAGCGGCCCGCAGCCGGTACACCGCCTCATCTACCCGGTCCGGATCGGCCGCATCGAACTGCGCCTGTGCGGCCCTCAGCTCGTCGAGGGCGGCGCGGTATTCGTCGTGAGTGGTCATTGGGTCGCCTCCTCCTCCGCCGGGCGCCGCTTCCACCACAGGTTGGACTGCGCCGGCTTCTGCCGGCCTTTCTTCCGCTGCTGGTAGCGCTCCGGGCGGACGGGATACACACCCTCGAAACGATATCCCCGGCTCCAGCACACCCGGCGCACTTCGCGCTCGGCTTCATGCCGGTGCTCGGCTGCGATGTCGCGGATGATGATGGACTTGCGCTCGCCTTTCTGGTCCCGGTACCAGGCGAGGCCGTACCACTTCGGCATGATTGATCACCTCACATCGTTATAGTAGGGGCGGAATGCCGGCCCGCCTCGCCTTGCCAGTTGCCGGCGCTCCCGGCGACTCAGGATCGCGCCGTAGTCACGGTGGATCGCCTCGGACACAGAGGATACGCCGAGCGTGCCGGGCCGGTACGGGGCATTGACGCTGCGGCTCCGGGGGCGCGTGCCACGGGCGGGATTGCGCAGAGCGGGCATGGCGCGGAACGCTCTTGCAATGTAGCTCATTTACTGGTCACCTCCCTTCACAATTCCGGTTCCATCTTCGCGTCTGCCAGTCTCATTTGCCAGCCTACCCGCAGGTGCTGCGCCTCGGGATAGACGGTCACGATCCGGTGCGTCGCTCCGTACTTTTCGTGCGCCCGAATCAGCGCGTCGGCCGGGTCGAGCGGGGCCTCAAATGTGCCGTGACAAGCGACGCCGGTCTGCCGGTGGATGAGGCGGGCGATGAATGTGATGGTTGGAGTCATGCGGTGGTCACCTCCTTCTGTTCAAACTCATCCAGCCAATCAGCCCGCGAATACCAGTACCGGTCGATCTGGCAACCGCGCAGCCGCCCGCTGGTAATCCAGTTGCGCACTGTCCGCACATGCACCTGATACCGAGCTGCCACCTCATGATCCGTGTACATGCGCGGCACGTCGCTCTGCACGGCACCCACCTCTCGGCTGAGCTGGCGGATGACATCCTGCCGCTGATCTTCCGGGATCAGGAGCAAGATGCTGCGAATTGCGTTGATTGCTTGCTCCATTTTCCGCCGCCTCACTTTACTTAAAGTAAATTCATGCAGACGAAGGAACCTTTATAACGTCAATATCGACGTCATAAAGTTTCGCGAGCGCGTAGATCACAAGCTCCTTCGGCTTAACTTCGCCGCTTTCCCATTTCATGACGGTAAAGCGCGAAACACCGAGTCTATCCGCTACATCTTGTTGCGTAAAACCAGCGTTAACCCTCAGAGCTTCGAGCGTAAGCTGTACAGTCATCCAGTATCACCACCTCTCTGCTCCATGTGTTGTACCACAATGATATTTCACTTAAAGTTAATTGTCAACACTTAAAGTAAAAAATAAATGTTTACTTTTTTCACTTTTTGTTTATAATATAAACATTGGAGGGGATGGATAGTGCTTAAGAAAAGCGCCCGTGAAGTTTTGGCTGAAAACCTTCAAAAGTTATTGGAAAGTAAAGGAATTGACCAGCGCGCACTCGCCGAACACATCGGGGTGAGCGATTCGGCGGTGTCACAGTGGCTGAGCGGCGATAAGTATCCGAGAATTGACAAGATTCAAAAGATGGCGGATTTCTTTAATGTGCCAAAATCTATGTTGACCGAGGAACGTCCTTCGAACCTCGCCCCCGCAGGACCGAGAACAGTACCGATCCCCGTGCTGGGGACCATCGCGTGCGGAGAACCGATCCTCGCGGAGCAAAATATAAGTGAATATGTATATGAATCGCCGGAACGGCTCCCGGCCGGTGAACTGTTTTATCTTCGCGCTAAGGGCAAGAGTATGGAACCGACGATCCCGGACGGTTCGCTCGTCCTGATCCGCGAACAACCAGATGTAGAAAACGGAGCAATTGCGGCCATCCTAGTCAACGGCGACGAAGAGGCGACACTGAAGCGCGTCAAGCGGCAAGGCGATCTGCTGATCCTGCTCCCTGACAACCCGGAGTACGAACCGATAATCGTCACTCCGGACAACCCGGCACGAATTATCGGCAGAGCTGTGCAAGTCGTCACAATACTGTGAAAAATCTTGAAAGTAAATTAATGAAAAAGGAGGATACAGTATGTCAAAAGAAAAGCTGCCGCCAAAAGTCCGGCGTCGCGGGAAGGGATACACATACCGATACAGCGTCCCGACCACGCAGCCGGATGGGACAGTCCGGAGGAAGCAAAAGGAGACGCGGGCCTTTCCGACGCCCCAGGAAGCATATCGAGAAGGTATCAAAATCGAGGCGCAACTGCTCGAGGGGACATTTGTCGATGAGGAGAACATACTGTTTACCGAGTGGGCCGAGAAGGGGGTCGAGCTGCATGCGAGGGCGAAGCAGCTCAAGCAGAACACCGTCGACGTGATGCGCTCCAACCTCAAATATGCGCGGATCGCCTTCGCCGGCCGGCGACTCAAGGATATTACACCGACTCAGTACCAGCAGTATCTGTTGGATCTCCGGGACGTCCACAACCTCGGCGAAAGCGCGATCCGAGGCGCACATTCCGCAATGCGAATCCTCTACCATATCGCGGTCAAAATGGGAATTGTCCGTACCAATCCGACCGATGGTGCAGTGTTACCCAACATGCGACCGTCTTTCGAGATGCTCGAGCGCGGAGAGGACGAGCCGCTGCCGGAGTACCTCGAGAAAGAGCAACTCGCCGGTCTGATCCGCATCGCAAAGGAGTATGCGGAAAGCCTGTCTGACCCGGCGAAGGCGTTCGGCGCGCGCCAGACGATGAGGGCTATCATCATACTCGCCAACACCGGCCTGCGAATTGGCGAGCTGTGCGCGCTCGAGGAGCAGCGGGTCGACGTGCGGCGCGGAACGATCCGGGTGATTGCCACGTTGTACCATCGGCAAGGCATCCGCGCGTACCGGCTTGAGACGCCGAAAAATCGATCCTCGATCCGCACCGTTGACATCAGCCGGACGGTCGCGGCCATCTTGGACGCACAGCTCCGCGATGTGAAAGCGTTCCGGCTCCTGATCGGTGAAAAGTTTTACCGGGAACGGAACTTTGCCTTTGTCTCGTACAAGCGATACCCCGGCTACCCACTCAACCCTCTCACCTTCGAGGCTGATCTGGCGCGCCTGCTTGATCTCGCCGGCCTGCCGCGATCGATCACGCCGCACAGCCTCCGGCACACGTACACCAGCCTGTCGGCTGAGGCCGGGGCGTCGCTGGAGGACATCCAGAAACAGCTCGGCCACTCGACGGACGCTGTGACGCGCCGCGTCTACCTCCACGTCACCGAGGCGCGCCGGCGGGCGAACGTTGAAAAGCTGGACAGTCTCCTCGGACCATACCTCTCGCTTGATTGACCCCTGTGGGCATGTTGTGGGCAAAATCGCCGAAATCCCGCGCCCTACAAGCACCCTTGTTTGTCTATTAAATAAACAAAGGTTACCTGTGAATTCACAAGAATGCCGAATTTTAGGCATTCTTTTCTTGTCGCTACACGCCATTACACGGTGTTACCGTGGGCACGTTGTGGGCAATCGAAAAAGGAGAGCAGCCGGGCTCATCCGCGCTGCTCTCCCTTCTCCATCTCCCTCTGCCTCTCCATCCACATCCGCTCATACCCCGGCACCGGCCGCCCGCACCGCGTGCACACATACGCCTGCGGCCACTGGTCACGGGTCCAGCGCGGCCGCATGAGGGCTTTGCAGGTGCAGGTCTCGATTGGGCCGAGCCAACGCCTCACGCCGACCTCCTCCGCACCGGCAGCGCAGCCAGAATGTTCTCGACCCGAAACGTCCGCGGCGCGCCGGACGCTTCGCAGAACGCCCGCACAACGTCATCCTGCACGCCCAGCACGCGCACCACGCGCTGGGTCAGGCGGCCGTCAGCGGACTGGTAGATGATCTCGACGCGACGGCCGATATACTTGTGCATACGGACCACACCCCGAACAAGTGTTTGTATCCGTATTATATGCGAATGGGTGTTCGGTATGCAAGCATAATAAGGGCCGCAGCGGTGCTTCCGCATACGGCTTGATTGGATTATACCAGTTTTGTCGGTATTTGAAAAGTTCAC